GCGAGACATATGTTGATAAAAATTATCTTACTAAAAATGGCGATGGTTATAGTATCGCGAAAGTAAGACTCCGGACAATACGTAAACCAATTATTGGTGACAAATTCTCTAGTCGTCATGGGCAAAAAGGTACAGTTGGAAATATCATTCCGGAATCTGACATTCCCTTTACAGCCGATGGAATCAAACCAGATATTATCATCAACCCTCATGCAATTCCTTCCAGAATGACGATTGGACAATTGAAAGAGACGTTGCTAGGAAAAGTGTTAGTTCAACTGGGGTTGTTCGGAGACGGTACAAGTTTTGGGGAGTTGAGTGTGAGCGAGATATCCAAGAAACTATTATCAATGGGGTATGAAAGAAATGGAAATGAGGTAATGTATAATGGTTATACTGGAGAACAGATGAAGGCGGATATATTTGTTGGCCCAGTCTTTTACCAAAGATTAAAACACATGGTAGACGATAAAATCCATTATCGCTCTTTTGGGCCGATGGTAAATTTGACAAGACAGCCCGCCGAAGGTAGAAGCAGAGACGGTGGCCTCAGATTTGGAGAAATGGAAAGAGATTGTTCTATTTCACATGGAGCATCTAGATTTACAAAAGAAAGAATGTATGATGTTTCGGACAAGTACCAAGTATTTACATGCAACAAATGTGGTTTAATTGCTTCGTATAACGACAAGTATCACATTCATTTATGTAAAAATTGTGAAAATAAAACAGATTTCTCTAGAATAGAAATTCCATACTCTTGCAAGTTGTTGACACAAGAATTAATTACTATGAATATTGTTCCGCGATTTATTACGGAAAATAAAAATTGAAAAGTATTTGTAGGTGTAATTCTGGTAAAATATGAGGCTGGGTTTGAAAAACATTGTCGGGCTATCTTCGTTCAGGAACACGCTGCTGAGGGATATTTCTGGTTACTATTCGGGAGAAGGTGTCATACGAGAAATAACAACGTTTCAAAATTATCATGATTATCCTATTGAGGTATTTTACATTGTATTTACTGTGGTGTGTATTTGTTTAATTGTGACCAAAGAATTCAAAAATAGGGAAAACAAACTAAACAATTTAAAAGAGTATAGAAATGTTTCAAGATGTATCAATGTTTTTCTTATCATTTTTACTATGATTTTCACAAAAAATATTGAAAATGCGATATAATGCTAAAATTTTTGCATTTTTATATTTTTATATATATTTTTATATATTATGCCATACGACCAATCAAGTTTAGGAACTTTACTTTATGGGATAGGGGGTGTCGGTTATTCATTGCGTTACACAAATAAAAATCATGGTCTGGGTATTTTAAGAGGAGGGGGTATTCGCGGGCTTATGCCAGCACCTGTTTTAGGAAAAGTGAACGATTCCGAATTTGAAACTACGAGAGTTACCTTAAGAGAGGTGTGGAATAATAATATACCCAGTGTGATAGAAAAACCCGATGGAACATTTTATAATATACCCGGACAATATGCATGTACACCTTTTAGACAAAAGATGAATGCCGGAGATGTATTTTCGCGTGTAAATTATACATGTGGTGGAAATTGTCAAACACCGCAATCTATTCCAGGTATAGCAAGTATTAGAAATAGTATAGGACATATACAAAATATATGCGACGAAACATTAATCCCACCTTCTGCGTGCAATGTAAAATTTGTCTATGATAGTTCCGATTATACAAGATTTTTAAAAAATACCGCAACAAATCGTAACTATAATGATTTGACATATGGAGGCGACCAATCAAATTCTTCTTTTCAAGCCATTAAGGCAATGCGTCGCTTTTAATTTTTTTTTATTTTTATATGGTATAAATGTTGTGTCCTCCGTCTCTAATCTATTTAGTAATTTCATTGATAGGATTGATAGGTTCGTTGCGGTTCCATAATGTAAGTCTAATATCCATGTTAATATCCTTTTTGTTTATAATGTTATGGACATGGTTACTCAACTTTTTGTGTTTTAAGAAACAAGGTGCTCTAGCATGGATTCTACTATTTTTACCAGTAGTTCTCTTTATTGCTATTATAGCAGTTGCATTTGAGGTGGCTATATATAATAAAGCAAAAACAGGCGCCGCTAATGTACAACCGGTTTATAAAAGATAAAATAACGTTATAATATAATGTCGTTTGGTTACCGAAATTATATAATTAGTAATTCTGCTATTTCAAATAGTTATGTTAATGCGCCAAATTATGGGCCATATGATTCATCTCAATATCCGTCTTTTATAAGTACTACTAATGGCGTGTTAAACGGCGTAAGACCTAACCCAGCAAAATTTTTAATAATGGATACAGGGAATGATTTTGCTAGCGCAAGACAGACATATACCCGTATATTTAAAACTGAAAAAGACGTCCCGTTGCAAATACATTGCCCATATTTAAAACCTCCTGCCCGAAGATTTAAAAACGGAATGTTAAGTATTCAAAATACGTGTGCAAATAAAAAGAATTATATTGCACCGATTAGTTGTGGACAGAGTACCTATTTAAGGAAAATAGAAAATATAGGAAAATCAAGTTTAAAGCAAGGATTGCCGGCGGAATCCTTTTTGTCCAACAAATGTTATGATAAAAATTTTGTGGGAACAAAACTTAAACGAGCACGGTCAAGTGGTTGTGTTGCTCCTAAAAAATGCGGTTCCGTATATTAACGATTTATTCAGCATTTTTATTTAAATAAAATATTTTTGTATAAAATATGCATAAATTGCTCGTTGAATTTTTAGGAACTTTTGCACTTATGGCAGTGATTCTTTATTCTAATGGAAATTGGTTCTTAATTGGTCTTATGTTAGGTATTGATGTTCTTTTAGGAGGGAAAATATCCGGAGGTTGTTTTAATCCAGCTGTAACATTAGGGTCGTGTATGGCAAACAATTTATCCTATTCGGAATTTTTACCTTATGTTATTGTTGAATTATTAGGAGCTGCATTAGCGGCAATGATTTATACAAAAACAAAAAAAAGAAAATAATATATGGAGGATGAACAAATATTATTGATTTTAGAATTCGTTATTTATTTTGTAATTGCTATTAAAATAATTTTTGTATTTTTTTCAATATTATATAGAATATCCATAAAAAAGGATTCAACTAGGAAAAACCAATTGTTATTTTGGAAGAACAAGGTTGAATTTGTATACGTATTCATGATGTCGTTGATTCTTATCTATATATTTTATCCATGGAATGAAAATACACGTTTTCTTACTCCAAAAATGTGTCATCTCATTTTTTTATATGGAATAATAAGTATTTTTACTGCTCAATGGAGTGATTTAGATTAGCGCGTTTTATATTCTTTAATATATTACTATTAAAAAATATGTCTAAAACAATTACGATAAATCCAGAACTTTTTAAAATTGGAAAAACAAAAAAGGTAAAACCTTTAAAACCAGCGGTTACACCGAAGATGATTAAAAAAACACTTATCAAAAGAATTAAGGAACATAGGAAAAAGAAGGAAACTAAAATAGAACCCCCCGAAAAAGAAAAAGAAAAGGATGATTTTTTTGATTCGGAAAAGTATTTAAACAATATTTTAAAAAATCGGGTTGAGAAAAAAGATACTTTGAAGAACCATACTCCCTTGCATGATTATAAAATACCACCTATAAAAAAGGAGGTTGAGAACATTATTTTTAAACCGGATGATACTCCCAGATTAAATTTAAATTATAAGTTAGATAATGAAGTAGAACATGGATGTTTAAAACGCGGATTAAAACAGTGCTATAGATCGTGGAAAAATCATAAACAACCTCCTGTACAACCCATCCAAACGGAAGTTAAAATACAGTACTCTGACCAACATGAAGCAAAACATTTAATAGAAAGTGAAATAAACAAGGCGATTAATGGTAAAACACAATTTACCAATGTAGTTGAAAACAATGATAAACTTGTTATAAGTGACGAAGACATAAAGATTGATATAGAAGATTTAGGCGCAAAAGAAGTTGAAATTGCCCCCATTGAAATAAGTGAATTCAATAATGAAAAAGTTGAAAATGTTGGAAATGTTGGAAATGTTGGAAATGTTGAAACAAGTGAAAACGAACCCGCAGAAACTGAATCTGTTAAAGTGAACCGTGTAACAAAAATCAAATACACAGTTGGGAAAAATAACAATAAAGTTGGAGTAATCATCCCTGGTAAAAAAACACGTAAAAGAATGATTGAAAGGACAAAGGATTTGAAAAAATTAACAACGGAAGATATGAAAAAAACATTAAGAAAAAAAGGATTAATAAAAGCAGGTTCAAGTGCGCCAATAGAAATAGTACGTAAAATATTTGAAAATACAAGTTTGGCCGGAGAAGTTATAAATGAAGATAAGGATATTTTATTACACAATCTGCTAAATAGCCACGAATAGATATAAACAAAATATATAGAAAATATATAATGAATTACGAAAAAATAAACAATATTCCAAAAATAAAAAATAGATTATTAGAACCCGAAAAACAATTTTTATTTGAATTGCAAAACTATTTGGGGTTACCGATATATATTTATGGAAGTCTCTTTAGGTTGGATTATTTTCCAAATAAGAGCGATATTGACCTTGCTATATTCACTGATAATTTAGAACAATCTGTAAATCAACTTGTTCAATTTTTAAATGTGAGCAAACAAAAAATAAAGTTTTTTAAAATGGTATCTAAAAATAAATACACTGATAAGGTGAAAACAATTTATGGGTTTAAAACAAATTATAAAATAGATATTTCGGAATACACAAAAAGTCAAAAACAATGGCATAAAATTTTTTACTACCCAGGAAAAACAAAGCGCTTTGAAATAATGTTGTATAATAAGAAATATAGAAATTATATAAATTCAATAAATTATGGTCATTTTTCATTGCCCCTTCTTCCGTCGGTTTGTATTTATATCATAAAATGTTTGTATTATTATTTCTTTTTAAATGAAAAGGTTTATAAATATTTAAAATTCAACATATTAGAGGTTCCCAAAAAATACAATCAAAATATTACCATTGTAGGAACACTTTAAATGTCAACATGTGTCAGCATCATCCTCCTGCAGCACATTTTAGTTAATCCAATACTGTCTAATACAAAGCCTTCGTCTGTTTTTGAATTGTTTAGTTTTGTAAAATATAGGATTTCGTCCTTGTTACCTTTTAATTTCAGCTTTTTTACCTCCTTGCAGTAATACTCGTACTTGTTTGCTAGGACCATTCCGCATGTGAAGCATTTAATGGGGACAATCATGATTATAATATTTATATTTATATTTATTATTTTTCAATTTTATATTATATGACACGCAGACGCAAATATAGAAAAAAACGGAGAACAAGGAGAATGCGAGGGGGCGTACTTTCTTATCCTAGAACAGATTATTCTTTCCCGCTTCCGGCAAATTCAAGAATTTCTTTTTTGGACGAAATAAAAAATATTAATAATTAATTTATTTTATTATATTATGGGATTCAAAAAACAATTTTCCAATTTATGTGGTCCGGCTCTTTTTTATTTTTTGGTTTCTATGATATCAGTCATTCTTTGCATTTTGCAGAATATAGGAAACAGAAATAAATGTAAAATAGGAAATATGAATATTAAAGGAAACAAATTCTTTATCTTTTTGATAAAGATTATATTCATATTATTCTGGACTTGGGTATTATCTCTTATATGTCGCGCTGGATATAGAGGAGTTTCATGGTTTTTGGTTCTTTTCCCATTTATAATGATGGTGCTTCTTTCATTACTAATCGTGGAAAACCAAAAAAATTATTAAATTCTTTTCATAAATAAATGACTTGTTATGAAAAGAATGGGTGGGTATATGTCTCCATAGAAGGAGAACCGTTTGAAAGAGGATTTTCATATGGAAAATGCGTATCCAAATACATGAAAAATGTGTTTGAAATGATGAAAGTAAATTGCATGATAAATTACGGAAGGGAATGGGAGTATTTTATTAAACTTAGTGATAAATATGTGTTACCAATCATAAAAAAGGACTTTGCTGAATTTTATATGGAAATGGAAGGGTTTGCCGAAGGTTGTACAAAGGGGGGGACGCCAACAGATATAAGTGAAATGGTTGCTTGGAATAATATGATATCTTTATTGGATTATATTTATCCATATGATTTGAAACAGACCGGGGAATCTGGGAAATTTTCAGGAGAGGGAGGAGCGTTGCAAAATTTTAAAAATGGAGCAAAAGATAGGTGTACGTCTTTCATTGCGTGCGGAGATTATACAAAAGACGGAAAAATTGTTTTATGTCATAGCAATTTTTCAGATTTTTTGGATGGTCAATATGCGAATGTTGTTTTAGATTTAAAACCAACAAAAGGCCATAGAATATTACTTCAGGGATTTATTGGATGGATATGGAGCGGAAGCGATTTTTTTGTTACAAGTGCCGGAATTATTGGCGCAGAATCTACCTTAGGTGGCTTTAACAAATATGAAAATAATTATCCAATTTCATGTAGAATACGACAATGCATGCAATATGGAAATACATTGGATGAATATATTGATATTTTAACAACTAAAAATTCAGGCGATTATGCAAATGCGTGGTATTTAGGAAACATACATACAAATGAAATAATGATGATTGAACTAGGTTTGAAATATGTAAATGTACAGCGAAAGACAAACGGTTATTTTATAGGAATGAATGCAGCTTTTGACCCAAGAATAAGAAATCTTGAATGCGTAAATACTGGATACGATGATATACGCCGGCATCAAGGGGCACGCAAAGTTAGACTCCCCCAATTAATGGAAAAATACAAAGGAAAAATCAATGCAAAAACAGCGACTATCATTATGGGAGACCATTATGATGTTTACCTTAAAAAGGACAATCCTTGTGCAAGGTGTGTATGTGCTCATTATGAATTGGACGCAAGAGAATTTATGTCACAGGAATCGCGTCCAGCCCCTTTTGCGCCACATGGAGCGGTAGATGGATGTGTTATTACAAGCGATATGGCAACAAAAATGACATTTTTGTTGAGATGGGGAAATTCTTGCGGTATGCCTTTTATAGCAAAAGATTTTTGTAGAAAACATCCACAATGGGCGGAAATAGGAGAATATTTAGTAGACAGACCGCATCAACCATGGACAATATTTTCTATTCATAAACGTAAAACAAGGAAGAATTTATCTCACATACTTGTTAATTAATTTATTTAACTTTATCCCTCCCATTAACGGGACTTCTTGTGCTTGAGATTCAATGTGGTTTTCTTTATCTAGTGACTGAATCTTTTCATTTATTTGTGTAACTGGTGGCGTGGATTGTGGCGCGGGTTGCGTAGCTTGTGGAACTAATTTTAATAATTCTTGATGTTTTAATTTCAAACTTTCAATTTCTTTCCGCAATTCGCTTATTTCATCCGTTCCTTTTGCTTCAAAGGGGGCATCATATATAGAATTTGATTCAGAATCCTCTGACTCTAAATTTTTTGGTTCTTTGGAATTTAAATTTACAGGATATTCGGGAGAAGGTTGGGTAATTTTTACATCCTTTTCCCGTGATTCTTGATTAGAAAACTCTGTGTTTAAATTCGCGTCATTTGATTCCATAGTTTGTGGATTCATTGGTTCCTCTGGTTCAACTTCGGGTTTTTCACCCATTTGTTCTGTACCTTCCATTTGTTCGGTACTTAACTCTGTGCGCGGCGATTCGTCTATAGATTCATTCATTTCTATAGGTTTAGTGGATTCAGTTTGTGGTTCTTTTGTCTCCATTGATTCTTCCGGTTCATTTATTGGTTCCATATTTTGTTCTGAAGGTGATTCGGTCTGTGATTCATCCCTTGATTCCATGTTTTCTAAATCTGGCTCTCTGTTTGGTTCCATGTTTGGTTCCATGTTTGGTTCCATGTTTGGTTCCATGTTTGGTTCCATGTTTGGTTCCATGTTTGGTTCAATATTTTCTAAATCGGGCTCTCTGTTTGATTCCATGGTTGGATAAGATTCTAAATTATCTCCCGTTGATTCAGGGCGCGGTTCATATTGAGAATTCATGGATTCAAAATTTTTGTTTTCAGATAATGCATTTTTATATCTGTCATTAGACATTTTTAAATATTCTTGTATACTTTCCGATTTTTCCAATTCATCAATTTCATCGCGCAATTTGTAAACGGTCATTGTATCTGCAATAGATTTGAAAACTCTTACGCCCTCATTAAAATCTGTCTCACATGTTAAATACAATTTAATTAGTAAAGAACGCGTATTTATTATTATTTCTTCCAATTTGCTCATTGTTAATAGAGGATCAATCCTTACTAATTTATCTCCTGTATCTGGGTCTATTGTATAAACAAATATTTCATTTATTATATCAAGAAGAGCATCTTGATTTTCCTCTGTATTTTTTATCATTCTTTTTATATTTTCAGAGTATTCAAAAAACAATGAATTTTTAGGAGAATCCTTGAATGTTCTTTTAAATAGAGGGGCGTCTCCTTGACATTCAGACATTGTTTTAAAATCTTTTAGTTTAATATCAGAAAACTTTCGTATTGTTTCAGGAACATCTGATGTATTCATAAATATTTCATAAAACCCTTTTACATCATTCTCATACATTTGTCTTGATTTGTCTGTCATTGCATAAAATTTCCCCTCTTCAAAATCATATTTATCATAATATAATTCTTCTAATTCCGGGATTCCTGGTTCTTCAAACAATGAATCTTTTGACTTAAAATCACATAAATTTGCACCCACTCTTATTTCTGCTTCCGTTTTATCAGATGCATTTATATATTCATAGCCACTACTTAATGCCTCCAATCTTCTTTGACATAAACTTCCTTTTTTTATCCTTACACGCGCGCCATCCGGAATGTTGTTTTTTTCAGACCCCCCAACTTGTTTTTCTTCGCCATCCTCCATGTACGAATACAGAGGGTTTACAGAGGTAATAATTGCTGCAAAAATATGTGCAATTTTTATATAAAATTTTGCAATGCCAATACACATTCTTGACTTATTTTTTTCATTGGTAATACTCTTTTTGATATCTTTTTGCAATGCATTTTGAGAAAAGAATATGGCTGGTTCTTCCTTTATTGCATTTGTGTCATCTCCATTTACAATCCTACTCTGAAGATAAGAAATCTGTTGGTAATTCAAATGTTTTTGAATAATATCTGAAGTTAAAATTACCAAATCATCGCAATATTCCTTTTTATACAATTCTTTAAGACTTTTAAAATTACTAGTCAAAATGTAGTATGTTGCAATATAATCTATTTTTTCCGAAATTGCATCCTCTTTTTCATTAGCTTCTATATTTTTTGAAATCGCGCCACCCATAATTATTATTTAATAATATTTTTAATTATAAATAAAATTGAATTAAAACTAACTTGGTATATTAAATGTATGTCTATAATGCAAATTCCACATAGGGATAAAACACTGAAGAATCGGAGCCACGCCAAGAAAAATTTGTGGGACATTTTTGATTCCGAGATAACGGAAAAAACGCCACTAGAGTGTTTTTCTTCTAAAGACAAGGATTTCTGTGAAAATTGCAAGTCTATTCTCTGCATTTCGGATGAAGGATTCTCAACATGCTCTAATAATAAATGTGGAATTATCTATAAGGATATGGTTGACCAAAGCGCGGAATGGCGTTATTATGGAGCCGACGATAACCACAGCAGCGACCCAACACGGTGTGGAATGCCAATCAACCCTTTATTAGAAGAGTCGTCATATGGATGCAAGGTGCTTTCTTTTTATGGTTCAAAGGTAACATACGAGATGCGGAAAATAAAAAGATACACGGAATGGCAATCAATGCCTTATAAAGAAAAGGCGCAGTATGATGAATTTCAAAAAATAACAATGTTTGCTCAAAATGCGGGTATCCCGAAATGTATTATTGACGATGCTGTCATATATCATAAGAGAATATCGGAGTATGACCAAACTTTTCGCGGAGATAATAAGGATGGGCTGTTACTCGCTTCTATTTATATTTCATGTAGGATGAATAAATACCCGCGCACAGCAAAAGAATTGTCAACGATATTTAATGTGGATGTAACTTGTGCTACAAAAGGATGTAAAATGGCACAAGTTATTTTAAATGATTTGGAAAAAAATATGCAGAATGGAGAAAAAACGACATTTGTAAAAACAACGCCGGATTCTTTTATTCAACGATATTGTAGTAAATTAGGGATTAATGCAGAATTGACAAAATTGTGCGAGTTTGTCTCTATCAAAATAGAAAAACAGAACATGATGCCAGAAAACACTCCCCACTCTATTGCCGCGGGAGTTATTTATTTTATTACCCAGATATGTCATTTGAACATAACGAAAAAAGATATCAAAAACGTTAGTGAAATAAGCGAAGTTACCATCAACAAGTGTTTTAAGAAAATGGAAAAAATAAAAGAAACACTAGTACCAAAAGTGATTTTAGATAAATATTAATGGGCAAAATTTGTCACTCATAAATCAAAAAATTGAAAAAAGTTTTTAATTAAATGATATCATAAAAATGACTTTATTCCCCGAAGACATTTGGAAACTTATCAAGACATTTCTTTTGGTGGAACTTGACGGCATTGTATGGGACAAGATAAAATTGTTACAACAGGACTACCAGTTTGACGATGATATAAGACTACACTTGTTTTACCGGTTATTGGGGACAGACAGAACAACTCTTTGTTACAAGATTATGGATTGCATGTTTATGGCATATGAAAATCTAAAGTCCATTGAATCGCATATAAACCGTTTTCAGGTGGAAAACGAACCTGAATGGAATATTAAGGAATCAGATGATGCGTACAAGTATATAACTTTGTTACAAATATGCAATCAGTTTATGGAGATTTATGAGACGGCTAACATGAAAAAAATATTTGAAATAGCGAATAAGATAGACACAGGAGATATTTTCTACGATATCGGAGATTACATCAACCAACATTATCACTTTCTTGATAACGAAAGACTAAATACAGATTTGGGAAAAATTGACTACATATGGAAAATCAACGAAGCAGAAGAAATAGGGGATATCCAACGTTTTTGCGTTAATCCAGTAACGATAATTGAAAAAGATGTGGGGGTGTTTGTGGTCGCATACACAGATTATGGTTGCTCGTATTGGAGAGACGGTAAAACGCAGTGGGAAAACCGCTGTAAAAGTCGTATTATAAACCCAGCGGCTCATTCCATTGGAAGTTTTGCAAATAAAAGCCGTATATTGGAGGAAAAGTTCAAACACTTTTTGGACATCATTGGGTTTCCAATACTCAAAATATACTCATACAATATTGAATGTTTATTTTATTGATTCATTATATGATTAGAACAAACGAAGAATTGCGTTCACTGATAATTAAGTATTTTAATCCATTAGAAAGAGAATTAATGACACCAATAGGTGAGTGGGATGTGAGCAAGGTGAGAGACATGAGTTATATTTTTCAAGGATGTAAAGGACTTGCAGACCATTCATTGGCTGGGTGGGATGTAAGCAATGTAACAAATATGAAGAGTATGTTTTTAGGATGTAATAATTTTACTGGCGAATCTTTGCAAAATTGGAATATTATTGACGTTACAAATATGGAAAACATGTTTAAAGATTGCACCAATTTTACAGGTGGTTCTTTGGTGGGATGGAATAATAAATTGTTTGAAGTTACAAATATGAAATTAATGTTTGATGGGTGTGTCAATTTTACCGGCGAATCTTTGCAAAATTGGAATGTAAGCAATGTTACCAATATGACAGGTATGTTTAAAGATTGTTCAAATTTATTGACCAGATATTTAACAAATTGGGAGGTAAATAAAAATGTTATTACAACTAATATATTTGAAAACACCGATTTAAATTTTTTTTTTAATGAAGTGGATGAATTAGATAGAACTCCGTCATCTACTGAAATAAAAGGTCTTTCAATGGCACTGATAATTACAACACATGGGACACTAAATAGTACAATGGTTGAAAATAATTATAAAATGAAGTTGTATAAAATAAATGAAGTTACATGTGGTTTAGCCGCACTATCAACTCCAAAAACAAAAAAACATACTTTAAAAATAGTTAAAACAAATTATCTTACATACAAAAATAAACTTAAAAAGGGCACGGTTAGTTGGGGGGACGTCGCCAATCTTAATAAAAACGCCAAACAGTCAACAGAAATTATTCCATTATTTAATCCAACAGCACTGGAAACATCTGTGAAGGATGGCGAACCAATTTCGGAAATTGACAAACCTTCTATAATATCAAAATATCCTTATCTAGATGAAAAATTAATATATTATAATTTATCTCCTCCCAATAAAAGGATACTTCCGAGGTTTGTTGATAAAAATGAATTGCCTCCTGAAATTATGATACCATCTAAAAGACAAATCAAACCTTCATTGTGGACCAAAATGTTAACTTTGGGTATACCTTCCAATATTAAAAGTAAATATACTACCCCTGAACCTCTTACCCCCCTGAAAGAATCTATACACAAAGTTAGGGAACGGCAACCATTGCAAATTATGGAAAGACACGAATACGTGGATAAGGAATTTTCTTTCAATCCAAGACCCGAAAATAGAGAAATATGTCTTGTTTTTTATGATGGTTATACATATGTTATTAATCAAGAGACTATACAAAAAAAAATAAATGGGCTAATTGCTAAAATATATACTCTTCCCGAATATACTACTGCACAAAAAATGCATATTAAAAAATTAAGAGACGACATGTCAAATACTTATTTAAGAGAAAGAGTGATTAAAAGAAGTAAATTATATGAATTTATAGATAGCCTTGGAGTGTCTGATTTATATGAGTATGATTCTAGTTGTAATTCATTGAGCAATGATAACCGCAATTTTTCTCACATGGAAAATGGAATTAAATTCAAGGAGGAATTTAAAGATAAAGTATGGGGCAAGCGTAAACGAGTGCGAAAACAAACACGAAGGAAAAAATTGAAAATAAAAACCATGGTTTATCGTGTTTAATTACAATGTTTTTCCCAGAAGAGATTTGGAGTATTATTAAAGGGTTTTTGCTTAATATAGACGATTACTTGTGGGAAAAGATTGGAACGTTTCAAAGAGAAAATAACATCGGTGGCTTAAAATTGCAGTCTCATTTTTACTATCGTATATTACGGACGAAATTAGACGACCTTTATGACCACGCAGCGAATTATCTTCAAATTGCCCAAATCAAATTAATTGGATTGGAATCCTTGACAACTTTAAATGACCACTATTTTGCAACCAATGACGTGGACGCATCCGACGTTATATGGCAAGATTTCGCCGACGATGGAAGAATTGCATACAATTGTTCGCGAGTTATCCAACTTGTATATAGATTTTCCAAAAACTATGGAAATATTGAAAAAATGGTGAAAATTCTGGATACGATGTCCACTATTATTACCTCGGACGTTTACTACATGGACTATTTACTTGACCTACATTATAGTTGTCTCCATAAATTACGGAAAACAACAACAAAAGGAACAATAGATTACATTTGGGAAGTCGCAGACTTTAAAGATGTGGCGGAGATTCAAAAAATGTGTTGCAATACAGTTGACTATTTTGACAAAGGTAAAATTGTCATTGCGTATAAAAAAGGATATGAATCGTATGTAAACCCGCATAACCCGCGGAAAAAGAAGGCACCGTTTATTCATTTTCCTTCCGCAAAAATGGTCGGTTCTTTTGAAGTTGATATTACAAATGGAAAAGGTAGATTTGCAGAATTGTTGGATATCGCGGGGTTTACCCTTGAAAATGATTATAGTTTAAAATGAAATAAAAATAAAATACAAATATGTTTAATGGAATGTCTCATATGCATGGAGGAAAAATCCGATTTTAAAAACGGAGAAAATTGTTTTCATTCTGTATGTTTTGATTGTTATGAAAAAATTCAAAACAATAAATGTCCAATTTGTAGAAACATGCTAAACGGAACACATTTAGCATGTTATCAGTGTGGCGATGAAATTGACGAAACGGAATATGTATATATAGTAGATAGAGATGACGGTGTTCATATATGTTCGCATTGCTATAATAATTTCATGGAATTTCATTGCAATGAATGCAATAAACAATGCAAATATTTTCAATTATGTGTTCACGGTGTTTCCAATTGTTGTCATTGCTGCGAGTGTTGATTCTATTTTTAAAACTTGCTCACGCAACATTTCTTTTCTAATCCGTGATGAATAATGTGAAACCTTGTATATTTTATATTTTTTTAATCTTTTCAATATTTTATAACAATCGTTCCCAAATGCTATTATCACTGGATCGTTTGACCCAATAAATTGTAATTCTTTTTCAAACTCGCCCAGATTTTTTTGTAAAAATAATGGATTGTTGTTCAAATATTTTACTACATTTCCTGAAACTTTTTCCTCAAAATCTTTTATGATATCTGTCATATATGCTCCTGCGAATTGCGTGTCATTTAATGCATATCTAATTTTATAATCATGTGCTCTTGGAGAAGTTGAATGAAAGTTTCCATATGGCTCTGTTATTTTTTTGGAAATATTCAATCCTACAAATACTACATTTGGGTTTGAAATAAAATTTTCAAAAATAGTTAAATCGCCTACATTTGATTTTTCCTTTCCAGATTTTTCTCTCCAAACCGCCCAAGACCCTACATGACCATATTTTGTTTTAATTTCAGACATTTTAGTTATATAGTACTTTATATCTAAATTTTAAAATTGAAAAAATAAACGGGTATTCGTAACCAATATAAAAATGATTTTCCCAGAAGAAATTTGGAATATTATCAAGGGGTTTCTGCTCGTGAAATTGGACGGCTTTTTATGGGGATACCTCCGCCTTTTCCAGAGAGATGGTTTTGCACTACAATGTCACATGTATTATCAGATTTTGGCGACAGAACGCGGTGAAATCATAGGTAAAATGGCGGAAATAGGAGAACAAACATTTCGCAAACTAAGGTATACTGCTTCGCGGGTTATATTGCATGATGCTTATTATGCAGCACACGTGATAGAAGATGAAGATGATGTTTGGTGTACATTTGAAGAAGAAAGCGGGGTTTCTTTTCAATGTGTAAAAGTCATGAGAATTATAAATAAATTTTCAGAAATTTGCACACATGCCCACATAAAAATATTATTGGAAATGCTCCACGAGGCGAGCAAGATTTTGGATATGAGAATAAACATGATTTACAATCCGTCGTGCATTGAAAGTTGTTACAGAACTATTTACAATGGACTTTATACTCAAGTCTCTCGTCAAAACAGAATAAAATTTGTATGGAAACCCGACTATAGGCCTCCGCAAATAAAACTTATATCGGATATTCCATGATAAAATACTCTTTATCCTCTTCGTATTTTTCGTATTTCAATAAAATAGGATAATCTTTAATGCAATTTCCAAGCCATTTGAATCCATATGTTTCATAAAATAAAACCGAATCATAAACAGAACTGAGAATAATTTTTGCGCCCCCTTCCTTTTTTACGCGCTCCACAAATTCATCCAATAAGCGAGTTGCATAGCCTTGGCCACGAAACCGAAAACTGGTACATACAAATAAAATGTAGTAATTCTTCTTCTCTTTATGGTAAATCATTATAGAGGGACAGTCGTTCAAATCAAAAACAGTGTTGATACAATGAAATGCAACGATATTGTCCGTCAATGCATTTTTAGTGTAGCTTGGAAGCAGTGTATCCCTTGATAATCTCAGTAGCAAATCCAGACTGTTCTTTTTAAATTCTTCAAGTTCGTCAATCAGTGTTTCAATCGGAGAATTATCTGCAATGCCATTTTCAATTAAATCCGAGTAAAAGTTCATATTATGCTGATAAATATATGAATTATATTTATTCAATTTTTTTCTTACTCCTCTTTGCGCTTTTCCTCTTTGCGCTTTTCCTGTATTTTTTGGATTTTATTTTAGGTTTTCCAACACCCAAATCATACGCATCTGCAAAATAAGTTAGAGCCCTAACAGTAAAAGCATTTGTGTACGATGTTTTTCTACCAGTTGCCCGGTTACATGCTCCATCGTATAATTCTGTTAACAAATTTTCGTCTAGAAAAGAATTAACATATAATGATAACATTTTACCAAACATACGCATTTCGGTTAATATAATATTATTTTCAATAAGAGAGGTGGTTGAATATATATCAACTGTTTTTTCATAATAAAACCAATCATGATAATATTGACGAGCCAAAACACCTTCTTCTTCCACTCGTTCTAAAGGTGATTCAAAAAAATCAAAATAGGAAGCCATTGAATATTTTGGGTCACCGTAATTTTTGTTGGTTTTATCTAATCTATGTGTAAAATTAAAGGCCCCTTTGCGGACATATGTAAAATAATCTAATATGCGTAATAATATAGTGGGTCGTATAATTACTTTTTGTATATCTCGTATGATATTTTCTACATCATAGCCCTTTTTAATATAATATCTTTCAAAACATTTTTTCATTTCAACATATAAATTATAATTACTGTGCCGCGAATTAATAAATAATCTATCTTTTAGATAACCGAGTTTTGCCTTTTGTTTTTTAACATCTTCTAAATAACCATTGAAATACCGAGATATTTTGAATAAAAATAAAAATAAATAATTTTTAAAACAACGTATGTCAATATCATCCTCCAAAACATCGTCTGTCGTTTTATTATATTCGCGTATTAGATCATTAATAATATTTTCAATTCTATTTATTAACTCTAATCTAGATTCTGCTTGCTCATGTTCTTTTATATGTTCGTTGTTTATTACTTCCAAAGAGTCAATAACCATTGATTTTACGATATCAATCAAATCTGAAACATGACAAGAAAAAGTCATTTGCGGAACTACACAAACATCGTCAACCGTTTCTTCTTCATCTATAAAATAAGTTTGAAGATAATGTAAGTTTGTTCCGGGCAAATTATATAATTTCCGGACAAGAGGTTTGGGTATATCTTCTGTTTCACCCTTTACAGTTGACGATAATATTCCTTCGGTATAAGTTAAACTATCCAAATGGTGTTTTAGATTGCGAATGACTGTAATGAATGTATCCAATATAATATTTTCATTGTTTTGCGCAGGTCTAAAAAAAGTAAAAATCCATTCGGTATTTGTAATAACACCACAATCTGTTGCCGCAGGAATATTAAATTGCAAACTATATTCATTATCATCTGTTTTAAATTTATACAATGTATTTTTAAATTCTTGGAGGATCTCTATCTTGAAATCCGTATAATCTTCTTCCTCCACATCGTAGCCACTTAATTCATCTTCAAGCATTTTATTTTCCATTTGGTCTTCCTTGTATGCATTTTCTTCGTCTTTGCACAACCCGGATAAGTGTTTTGTAAATTTTGTTACTGCTATATCGGTTGCTATCAAAAATTCGCTATTTTCAATTTTGATTGGATGACTATGCAATGATTCTGTTGTGTATAAATCTATTTCTACCAATTCATTTGGATATAGTGGTTCCAACCCATCATTTATTCGTTTCAAGTCAGATTTATATAGAGAATTGGTGAGGTCTGTTATTAAAAGGACGTCCCCCAATAATGATGCTTTTGTAAATCCACTCGTTTCTAATTCATAACCAATACTTAGAATTTTAGAAAAAATACTTCCAGACACATCACCTCCAAACATATAATTAATAAATATTATTTCTCGTTAAATTAACGGTTTTAAAATAATAGAAAAGGTATGAAACCAGAATTCATATTTATTGTTCCTTACCGCAATCGCCCAGAACATAAATTTTTTTTTAGTAATTATATGACAAATTTATTAGGTGAAAAAAATTATGAGATTTATTTTATTCATCAACATGATGCCCGAAGTTTCAATCGCGGTGCAATGAAAAATATTGGATTTTCAAGCATTAAAGCAAAATATCCGAATGATTACAAGGATATGAATCTTGTGTTTAATGACGTTGATACTCTTCCTTTTAATGATATTTTTGATTATAAAACTAGCGAAGGGGTCGTAAAACATTATTATGGGTTCACGCATGCCCTTGGCGGAATTGTAGTAATAAAGGGCGGCGATTTTGAAAGAATAAATGGATTTCCAAATTGTTGGGGTTGGGGAAGCGAGGATACTTCTTTGCAAAAAAGATGTTTGCAAAATGGATTGAAGATTGATAGGTCTGAATTTAAATGCATAGGAAACCCGCAAATCTTACAATTGTTTGATGGCGTAGAAAGAATTATTAATCGCAGTGATTATATAAGTGTTAAATATGATTTTTCGGGGAAGGAAGGTTTATTGAGTCTTATAAACGTGGTGTATACGATTGATACAGAATCTAAAAATGAAAAAGATAATATTCATGTGGTAAACAATGAAAAAATTTTTGTGGTAAACGTATATCATTTTTTATGTGGAATAAATTATGATAAAACAAATATTTATCGTTACGATATACGTGATTCTAAAAAGAAGATTATCAATCCAAGTGCTAGAAAACTAGCCACACAAGTTGTAACCCAATCAGATGATTGGAAGAATATTAAATATAAAAGTATAAGAAAAACTTAACGTTTTCCGTGTTTTACCATTTTTGTTTTTGTTCTTGTTTTTGTTCTTGTTTTTGTTCTTGTTTTTGTTCTTGTTCTTCTTGTCTTTTTTTTCGCATTTTTTGACTTTTTACGTTTCCTAATTTGTCTTCCAATAACCCCTAATCGTAGTGCAAAAATTTCAACCGGGGGACGTCTTTCATACTTAGATTTTAAAATACCGTAATGATTTATATTTATTCCAAGTTTTCGCGAACCTTCTATTTCTTCTTTGTCATAATATTCGTCTTCAATATCCTCCTCATTTATGGGATTAACTAAACTAAAGTTATTATAATTATAACCAAATAGAATATCATCTATTGTAGAGAGTCTAGTGTAATCATCATCAAAATTTGTAGTCCTTGAAATTTCTTTTATATTATTATCAAACTCCGGAAAACTAATAATTTTTCTATTAAATGGGATACTCGCGCCAAAAGATTGTAATATTATAACTTCGCTGAATTTTTCGTCTATAGCTGCCAAAAAATAATGATACTCGCCAAAGAAGCTCGGAACTTTAAAAAATAAAATGTCGTTGGCTTTAACTTCATCAAAATTTATTTCACTTATAATATAACCATGAGTTCTCATAAGGATATTATACAACATTCTATAAATTTCACTACATTCAAGCATTAAGTAATCGGGAGTACTTACAGCCACCTCTATCTTTTTATTACTTAAAAAAGTGTAAATATTATTTAAATATTCAAATGAATTTTCTGAAAAACCGACATCTTCCAATGAATCCGCAACTGCCATATCACATAATAATTCTTTACGTTGTTCAAACCTCATATGCAATGGGAGCATGCCTCTTGGTTTTATAATTTCTCTTTCCATATATTATGAAATCAGTAATTTTGTTTAAAAAATATAAAAACACAAATAATTTATTAATATTATTTTGTATTTGCCAACTTTATTTGATTGAAAACAAAGTGAGAAATATTGCCCAAATTGAAATTGATGAATCCGAAGAACCTTACCTAAAAGAAATGTATAAATTTTTAGACGGCAATCGTATTTCGTTTATAAAAAATGAATTTGGAATAGTTATTGGCGATAAAAATAATTTAATAGAAATAGGGATAGAATTAGAAAAGAATAATTACGAAAAATATGCCCAAAATTTGGGCTCTTTTTACAAATGTGCTGCAAATGAATATGGAACTGGCGATATGAATCATCGTATTGTGATAGATTGTAGAATAACAAATGATATAGGCAATTTCAGTTTTGAATTATTTGCTCAAATGTGTAAAAAAGATGTTTTGCAGAAAAATTTAAGTTTTACATACAGTCTGGTTGACGATATAACAAGATTATTTCATAAATTAGACGAAACCATTTTTATTAGTTTGCAAATATATAAACCCGCAAAACAGCCCCCCCCGCAAAACAACCCCCCAAAAGGACAAAGATAAGGATAAGGAATCTTGTGTAATCACATAAAATGGATAATGTTTTCTTTTTGTTCTTTTTACGTTTTCTAAGTTGCAAAACTAATTTTATTAAGGAATAACTTTACATTTGCCGAAAAATATGCCAAAGAATGTTGGAAATTTCAAACATTATACATACAAGGTGTAATACGTCAGTCCTCGTCCTTCTCCTGAGCCTGATTCACATTTCGCGGTGCCGTCGTGCAATTGTTGTCTCAAAAGTTCGGTGGCAGTCATTATTGGAAGCGGTGGAATCTGAAACATATTTTGTCTCGCCTCGTTAATCATTGCCATTATACGCGGGTCTAACCAATATGGGAGCATTGAACTGATAGTATATCTTCTGTACGGGTCTGATTCAAAGACATCTGCTGATAATATGTCCTTTGATATTTCAAAAGGAAGGCGAAGGGTCACATCCGGCATACTTTTCCAAAACCCAAGCATTGCTTCGCTCGCTTTATAGAGCACTTCTTCCAAATTCTCAAGAAGTCTTACTACTTTTTCGTCCACATTTCTTGCGCCAAAGATTTCCATATTTTCACTGATATCGCGACGAAGATGGGCAATCTGCAAGTAAGTGTTGATAAGGACGACCGGCATTCTCTTCTGTAGAATATCTAGTGCTCGGGGAATAGCAGTATACACATCTATTGCACTCTTCGTTTTCTTAAGGAGGACTGCTCGCCTTGTTCCGTGTGCAGATTCCATGTTTTTAATCGCAGTAGTCAATAACGCAAAAATTTCTGGCAAGGAATAATAAGAACCCGACTTTATTTTCTCTAATCTGGCTGACAGCCTTTCGCCTCTCGTTTCTGCATATAAATCTCTCACTCTCTTCTGAAATGCTATCTTCCGCTTAATCTGGATAACCGTTCTTTCACCTTCGTCATGGTCATATAAGTTATCAAAGACAACAACTTCGGTAACGTATTGGTTCGGTTCTGTCATTTTGAATGGCTGGGTCGTAACAATGCAATATTTTTCTTTTCTTTTAATTTTTCAATTTTTTTTATTTTATGAATAAAATTGAAAACTTAATTTTCCCATCTTAAGGTAATTTTGTGACAACAAGAATCATTATTCAGAGAAACGCTGACACCAGCAAAAAGTTCCACGAGGTCTTTCATAATGATTCCAAAAACTCTTTCTTTATCTAACCGAAATTCTGGAATGTTGGTGTTAGAAGAAGTCGGAAATGTAAAATAATTTGTCGTATAATTAATTTTTGTCACGTCGTCTGTGAAACCCCGTATGGCTTCTCTGTCTTGAATTCCATAATAACAATAACTACAATCAATGTATTTAGACTGTGTATCTTGCCATAAAATATGCAAAGAATATCTGTTGTGACCGGTCCGCACTGCTTCATCTATTCCTTCGTATATGGTGGCGAGAATATTGAAGACGACATCTTTTGTAAACTCCTCTGAATTCAGCGATTTGACGACGACCAAGATTGCTAGAAATATGATGTTCATTTTGAATGTGGTACAAAATTATAATTACTTGGCAAATTTAAAAAAGTTTTCAATTTTTTTGAAAAGTTAATATCTTTTTCTGCCACGTCTACTACGCGTGTTTCTACCGCGTCTATGTTTACCATGACCTCTATTTCTTGTATTCATAAATGACCTGGTTCTTGAAACTTGCATACGTGTAAGAGGTCTCGCCCTTAATCGCGCCATATGTTCAGCAGTTATAGCAGCGTTGTTTCTTGCTCTATCAACCATGTCAAGATTTGCTTCCATTCCTAAATTATTATGTCTAGTAAGAGATTGGGCAGTACGTTGTCTTATAGCCTCTCTGGCTTCTTCCCTGGCTCTTTGAATAGCAGACATTATATTATATAATTATATTAAAATCTAAATTAATAATTTCAAAATCCAATTCATTTACTCTGGAATCGGAAATTTTTTTCATCATTTGTTCTGTAGAAAATGCAGTTAATTCTTCTTTGAAAACAGACGCGCGTAGTTCTATCATTTCATAATTGTATGCAAAACAAACTTCATTTTTGATGAAAACCTCCCAATTGATTTTGTTTTGATTATTCCTTAATATTGTAACGATATCCTTGTTTTTGTTCATACATAAATAATCCCAATGTATGCGTCTATCGTTTGGATTTACCAATGACAACCCGTAAATATGCTCTACTGCATATTTATTTGGATTCATGCAAAATGTTTCCCAATCAATGAAACTATACATTTCCGAAAGCAATAGTTTAACAGCATCATCAGAGGCGTTTCCACACAAGCGTTTAATATTCAATCGTTCCTTTATACTTGGAAAAAGCCTCGTTATCTTCTGATTCGTGTTCTGTGAGGCCGAAATCCACTTGATGTCCATTTCTTGTTCTTTTTCCAACAAAAAGTCGGCGGCCGCATCAGAAATATTTGTAGACAGTACACTCCATATTATTTTATGTCTATTTTTTTTCAAGAATTCAATGACACATGGGTTTGTATTCATGCACAGCTCAAACCAAGATAAATCACTATATTTAATTAATCTGATAAAAGTCATGTCTTTTTTTTCGCATATTGCAGCAATAATATAACTATACAACCACGAACCCCGGTGTTTTTCCAAATCTTCTTTGTTTGTTATAACAATGTCCTCAATACCGCTCAAAAAGATGGCGGTAGAATGACAATACGGAAGAACGGCATCCTTGTGTATTTCTCGCAACCTCCTATAGAAAGTCGCCTTGTTATTTATTTCTGTTCGCGAACCAAGTATATGTCTTCCATAAGCGACGAGATAACTAGAATCCAACAGCTGAATGTTTGATTCCAAGATAGTGGTGGCATACGGATGTGTATTGTATGCCAAAAGATGAAACAGTTTCTTGGACATTCCTCCCCATTCCTTTATTTCATAAAAGTCAAATTCTTCCATCTTTTTCTCTTTACAATAAAGAAAAAAATTATCAATTTAAATAATGAATTATTTAAAGAAAACAAGACAGAAATATTAATGGCCTATTATATTAATTTAAAACACAGGGTAGAACGAAAACATAATGCTAAAAAACAATTGGCCAACGTGAATATTGCATACAAAAGATTTGAAGCTATACAAAGTAATGACGGAAGATTGGGGTGTTCTTTAAGTCACTTGGCTGTTTTAGAATTGGCAAAAAAACAAGGGCTGTCTTCTGTCATTATTTGTGAGGATGATATTTACTTTAAAACCCCTGAACTTTTTAAAAAACAGTTGTATTCTTTTTTAAAAAGTGAAGATAATTGGGATGTTTTATTGTTTGGAGGGAATGTTGTCCCACCGTTCTCTTTGACTAGTCCTTATGCAATAAAAATAACACATTGCCAGACAACAACCGGTTATATGGTAAAGCAACATTATTATGATACGATGATTCAAAATATACGCTCAGGTATCAAAAATTTATTACAATTTCCGGAGAAACATAGTGAATATGCAATTGATAAATTTTGGCTTCCATTACAAAAAAAAGATAATTGGTTTCTTATCTATCCTTTAATGGTAACTCAGCGCAAAGGTTATAGTGATATAGAAAAAAAGATTGTTGACTATGAATCTCTTTTACTAACACCTAGACGCTATCCCATGTAGGTAAAAACATATCCTTTGTATTTTTTTCATCAGAAAACCATTTCTTAGGGTAACATACAATTCCATCTTGATTTTTCAAATAAGCTCCCCACCAACTAAAAGTGGAATTAGCAATAATATTATCTCGGCAACAAGACATTAAAAGAAGTTGTTCCCAATCCGAAATAGTATTGTCTATTTTTGCAAAAGTGCAATTTGAAAATTCTTCCTTTAAAATATTTATTTGCAATGATACATCTTCTTCGCAAAAATAAAGAACTTTGCAATCTCCTTTTTTATGAATAATGGTTGCAAGGGCCTTTTTATAATAATCAAGATTCAATATTGGATGTACAGACTCGTGATATTGATAGTCTCCTAAACGAAAATGCATCGCAACACTATCTGTATCTATTTCGTAAATTTTTTGCACCATTTCTTGTAATTTTTGAATTTTAAGTAATTTAAAAATATACTTTTTCTTTTCATGAAAATATTTATAGCTTTGATAATACCCAACCAATTTCATATTACGGGTGGATATTTCTTTTGGTAAAGGCGAATAATGAAAATGTGGTTCTTTATAAGGAAAAAAGGATGCAATATCAATTAATGAATTTTGTGGCAACGAGTATGTAGTCAAATTAATAATATGCACAAAAAAAGTATTCCAATAAGTATGACGCATTTTGGCGCCTTCTGGTGTCAAATATTCCGTGGTTTCATTTGTATATTCAAACATTACTGAAATATTATACTGTATAGAGTAAGCCAAAGTTGTAAATATTTGAAATAGCTGATTTCCTAGACCACCGCTTAATTGACAAGTAATCATCTGATTATATTAATTTATTTCTTTTATATTGATTATGTGAATATAATATATGTTAAAATCTGGAAAAGAATTTCCAAAAATAACTCCAGTTAAATATGTTGCCCCAAATATAAATATAGGAGACTATACTTTTACTTTACTATCAAGATATACAACAACTTATGAAATAGTACAAATTGAATCAAAACTTCAAGATGGAGAAAGAGGGGCAAAAATTTTCTGGGTTTATCCTTCAACAAGTGAATTGGGATTATGGCGTTGCATGGTTCATGTCGGAACAAAAAGTATTGAAGAGGGTAATAGACAGGTATACAAAGGAGATACGTCGACGCCTTATTATGATTATATTCAACAAACACTTATTCATTTAAAACTTCAAGAGTTTATAAATGCTAACAAAAATAAGATACCCATCTTTAATGACAAGTCTTATGCGGATTTTTGGAAAATAAATATAAATGAATTTTCTGCTAAATATTTATATCAAAAAGAATCACGCGAATTCCAAGATTTTAGGAATATTAGAACCGAACGAGAAGTAATACAAACAATAGATGACCCTGAGCGAGTTCTTTTGGTAGAACCTTTTTACAATTTGCGTCAAAAACTTAAATGCGGATATATAAATACAGCAACTCCTCGTCGGAGAACTCCCAAAGTTATAATACAAGAGTTTTCGCGTATTCTTGAGTCTCTATATGAAATTGTAGATGACCACCTTGTTTATAAATATAATAACAGCTTTGCAGACGTATTTAATACTAAAGGAGAAATTCGGTGTTTTCATCTTACGAGGCGCGAAAAAGAAGATAATGTTTCGGATGACATCGTATTATATTATTACAAATGTAAATTAGAACCTTTTCCAATTAGAATGTCGCGAGACCTTATACCAATTGTAAACAGGATATGTGATAAACCAGTACACATTATGCCTTTTTTGCTAACAACATTGGAGGCAGAAATGGATGAAAGAATCAACGAATTCGGTATGTATACAACTTATGTACCAAGTGGCGCATTTTTATGCAAACTTTTTGATTATAGTGTATCCGATTATCCGCAATGTACACCGGAAGAAATAGCTGTAGGTAGATGTACAATTGCCTATTCTTATATTGGTTCCAGATATGATGACATATTTCCTTTTAACCGCTACGGCACACGTTCGCCTGCTATAAGTGAAAACCCCGTACAACTTCCAGTGAAATTGGAACTTGAAGCAACCGGTATTAAAACTGCTCGCAAACGTAGGCGCAAGATTAAAACTCGCAAATCAAATCAAAAATATCGGCGTCCTTCACTTTAGTGGCGAGAGCATATTCGCTAACTCGTTTTTCAAAAAAGTTTGTTTTTGATTCTACCGAAATCATTTCCATAAAAGAAAATGGATTTTCGGCATTGTATATTTTTTCGTATCCCAATTGGAGAACAAGTCTGTCTGCCACAAATTTAATATATTCTGTCATTAAAGTTGAATTCATTCCAATAAGACGACACGGAAGAGCTTCGCATATAAATTCAATTTCAATTTCTACTGCATTTTTTACTATGTCCGCAATCTTTTTTTTAGATAATTTTGTATTTAATTTACTGTACAACAAAACAGCAAATTCAGTATGCAATGCTTCGTCGCGACTAATCAATTCATTGGAAAAACATAGTCCAGGCATTAATCCTTTGGCCTTTAACCAAAAGATGGAACAAAATGACCCCGAAAAAAAAATGCCTTCAATGCAAGCAAAAGCGACTAACCTTGTTGCAAAAGACGATTTCTTGTCATTAATCCATTTTTGCGCCCAATCCGATTTTTTACGAATGCATGGAAAATGTTCAATAGAGGAAAATAATTTGTTTTTTTCTTCTTCATTTTTAATAAAAGTGTCAATCAATAATGAATATGTATGAGAATGAATGTTTTCCATGGCAATTTGAAACCCGTAAAACGCGCGGGCTTCGGCCAACTGTACTTCGGTCATAAACCGCAGAGCTAAATTTTCTAAAACAATACCATCACTTGCAGCAAAAAAAGCAAGTATACTTGATATAAAATGTTTTTCGTCTACAGTTAACGTCTCCCAATGACTAATGTCTTTTATTAAATCAATCTCTTCTGGTCTCCAAAAACAATCTACGTGTTTTTTATACATTGACCAGATGGATTCATCTTTTATAGGAAACATTACAAACCTATTGTCGTTGGAAAGCAAAGGCTCTGTTTCTTTTCTCAACATCTCTATATTATTATAAATATTTTATATGAAAATTTTATATTTATTTCATATATTCAATGAATCTAAAAGATAAAATAAACGCAGAAAGAGAATACATTAAAAATTTATGGAAAAATCCATGTGAAAACTATAAATCAGAATTATTAAAAATGAAAAGGGAAATCATTTCCATGATTGAAAAAGATGAATACAAAAAAAAAGAATTATTAGAGCAAAAAGAATATTTTACAACTTTATACAAGTATTTAAAAAATCGCGAAGATACACAAGATATAGAAAATATTTTGAACGATATAGAAATTAAACTTACGAATAAAATATTACCATAATTTATGATACATCTTTTAACTTCATATATAGGAGGGTATATTTTTAAAAGTAAAAGCAGAAAAATTAAAGGAAGAGGTAGGACTGGCAGGAAATCTAGAAGTGCGAGAGGTAAACATCTAAGAAATAGATTTATACCACATCCCTACTAAACCCATATGTTTAGGAACAATGCGAGTAAGCTCATTTTTTTTAATATATTTTAATTTTTTTCGTTCAATCGCTGCACGTTTATTATAATCGCATATTTTTTTCCATTTACGCTGTATGCATTTTAACCAAAATGTTTTTAAAATGCATATACTCTCCCCTCCGCTCAATATTATTTTTTCAACTATTTGAGCTTGTAGGGATATTTTTTGAATATCAATAAAATTCCTTACCAAAGAATGGGGTTGCACTGTTTGTATTTTTTGCATCTGATTTTCTACATGAAACTCTATATATTCGCGAACTTTCTTGGAAAAAAAATAAGGATGTTTTACTGTAAGAATTGTAATAAAAAATCCTTCAATGTTAGACGAGGAGTCGGATGTAAACCCATGTAATTCAGGATGAAATAATTCACAGTAAGCAAGATACATTTAATTAATTTAACAAAAATTTTTTAAATAATATTCTTAGATAATATGAGAAAATCCAGAAGTTTTAGAAAAAAGGAAAGAAACGAGCTCCTCCTTTATTTTATGTCTATTATTGCGTTAGTACAAATTTTTTACTTAATTGTACATAAAAAATACAAGGCATTTATATTTTTTTGTATTATAGGGTTGGTTTTGCATCTTTTTATTAAAAATATATCCATTGTTTTAATTTTGGATATTATCATCACAAATATTTTAATGAAAACCGTTATAAAACGAGAAGGTCTTGATAATATGGGCGAAACTGGAACATCTGAAAAGAATGAACCCAAAGCAAGTGAAACTGAAGCATTTAACAATAAAACAAAGTCTACCCCCAAAACAACTCAAAGTGAAAATTTTTCAAATTTAGATAAAGTTAATAATACCATGGATAGATTTGAAAGTATAATTGGAAAATTTGAAGGATTAACATCTAAATTGGGTATGGGCAATAAATAAAAAAGATATATAATATTATGGAAGATATAGATAATTTATCAGATTTGTATTATATAAATTTGTCGGGAGCAACATCTTCTGGAAGTTGTCCTTTAAATAGTGATACTACATTATGTTACACCTGTCAGGAAAAATGTAACTTTTTAGTTGCTTCCGCCTCTTTTCAGGCAAGTTGTTTTGTTTTTAAAGGAGGGCTATGTTATTCAAATGTTACTACAAATTCAAATTCACCATTTACTTTTAACGAGAATACATTTGATGTTCTCGCAATGTATCTACTTGTGCCTTCTATAAATACATACAGTACTTCCGAATACTGCGAATTTGTTGTAGAAGCTATTTCCGGCGAAGGATTTTTAGTGATATATATACCTGTTTCTATAGGCTCTGTGACAAATATAACTATTCCCTCTGCATTATCAAACGAACCTATTCCAGTATCAAATGTAAATGTTAGTAGCTATATTCCATCCCAGAAACCGTTTTATTTATTTAATGCTCCTTATAAAAACAAAAGTATTGCTAATTATGTTATATTTCCTGCTTCAAGTTGCAATAATAGTATATCAAATGCAATTTATAATGATATTTGTAAAATTGCAAGTTGCGCAACCCCAAATCCAATAGCATCTCCAAGTAAAAATTATTATACTTCAAATTATTATAAAAATCATCAAAGACCTGTTTATTATAATGTAAATGGCGTTAATTCAACTACACCAGAATCAGACCAAATATATATTCAATGCAACCCCACTAATTATAGTTCCGAGTCACAAACAGTTACAACTGAAAGTAATAATATGCCAACAGTTTCTCCTGTCAGCCAAAGCCCCTTTATTTTTTATTTAATTGTAGGCGTAATTGTTATTATAGTAGTAACGATTGTATTTAGATTTCTATTAATGATAGCTCCATCTCACCAAAAAATTGATAGGGTCTTGAAGGTTCAAAGTTATAAACCTTAAAATGAAAAAACATTCCCAATAGATGACATTGGTTTATATGAACATTTATCTAAATAATTTGAAACTCCGACCAAAGGCATCATTTTATACACCATTTCTTCCTCTATGCTTTCCATACCCATGGGGATATTAAAAGAATATTCATCATTTGAATACAAATTATTTAAAACACTATCATTCATTGCAATGTGGGTAAAATTCAACATCTCAAATGCAACAAACAATCCAAGAATTCCTAAAATTTTATTGCCATGAATAAACAACAAAAGGGCAATGAGTATGATGGCAACCTTTATTTGCGGTATATCTACAATTTGTGCTATTTTCATATTATTCTCATAAAAAACCAAATATAAAATAAAGAGAATTGCCAATATAATTTCACAATTAGTCATATAATAATATAAATATAATTTAATAAATTAATCTAAATATGTATTTAGGAAACAAAGGATTTACTATTTTAAAGTCCGAATTGGGAACTAAAATAGAAAAGGTCAAATCTGATTTGACTGCAAAATTGGCGGGGAATAAACAATATAATGTGGAGACAACTATTCCTTTTTACCGGGAATCTCACAAAAAAATGTATTTGCCTCGGTTTTATGGGTTTTTGCATTTTGGTGTCCCCGAAAGTAAATTGAGCAAGGGAGACGACATTTCTTTAACTTTTGCCGGGTCATTGCGTCCATTGCAAGAAAATATTGTCAACTCTTTTTTTGACAAAGGGGGCAACGGTTTGATTGAAGTGGGTTGCGGTCAAGGAAAGACCATTTGTGCATTGAACATTATTCAACGGTTGGGGAAAAAAACACTAGTAATTGTTCATAAAGAATTCCTTTTGAATCAATGGGTAGAAAGGATTGCCGAATTCCTCCCGGGGGCAAGTGTGGGTCGCATACAGGGAACACAGATGGATATTGAGAAAGATATTGTCATCGGTATGCTTCAATCTATTTCCATGAAAGATTACCCTGATTCTGTTTTTTCTTCTTTTGGATTTGTGGTGATTGATGAAGTACACCATATTTCCAGTGAAGTATTTTCCAACTTTTTATTCAAAGTAGTGACGAATAATATGTTGGGATTATCGGCTACCATGGAGCGCAAAGATGGGACGACTCCGTATTTCAAAATGTTTTTAGGGGACGTTGTCTATAAACAGACGGAGCGAGAGAAATACAATGTCATTGTGCGCGCATATGAGTATTCAAATAATGATGCGGAATTCAATGAAGTGGAAACAGATATGCGCGGAAACGTAAAATATAGCACGATGATTGTGAAGTTGTGTGCTTTTAATCATCGTACAGAATTTATTTTGAATATTATGAAAGAAATGTTTGCAGAACGTCCCACCCAACAAATGATGGTGATTGCTCATAACAAGAGTGTGTTAAAATACATTTATGATGCTGTTAGTTCGCGCGAGATTGCAGGGGGGTCGGTGGGATATTACGTAGGAGGAATGAAAGAAAAAGACCTGAAAATCAGTGAATCAAAACGTATTATTATTGCTACATATTCTATGGCCGCGGAAGCTTTGGATATAAAGACACTCACGACGTTGGTTATGGTGACCCCGAAAACAGATATTGAGCAAGCAGTGGGGCGCATTTTAAGAGAGAAACATTCTTCGCCGGTAGTTGTGGATATCATTGATTCTCATTCTATTTTTAAGAATCAATGGAAGAAGAGGAAGACATTTTACAATTCACAAAAATATAAAATTCAAATGCATAAAGATAAAGATAAGGAGAAGGGATGCGAGATTACCTTCTAAATTTTCTGGACTTATTTCTATATTTCCGGCCTCCTCTTTGGGATGCTTTCTTTACCGATTCAATATAATTATTTTTTCTCATTTGTTTGTCATGTATTTTTTCAAGACCTTGGGTCTTGTGATTAAACCAAAAACCTCTGGGGATTTCTTCAACATCTTGGGTGGTGGTATTAAACCAAAAACCTTTGGGGATTTTTTCAACATCTTGGGTGGCGGGATTAAGCCAAAAACCTCTGGGGATTTTTTCAACATCTTGGGTGGCGGGATTAAGCCAAAAACCTTTGGGAATTTCTTCAATTTGATTAGTATGAGTATTAAACCAAAATTTGTTGAGAAAATACTCTTTATGTTTTGTTATATCAAATGAAGGAGTTGATGGTCTTGGTATTATTTTAGGCGAATCTTGAAATAAATATGGGTTAATAATTACATTATTTTTTATAGTAGATTTTTTATCAATTGCACTCATCTTAAGTGTTTTGGGAGAATTTGTAACAAGAGGTATGAAAGATTCATGAGTTTTAGGTGCATAAGGTTTAAGTTTATAAGTTTCTAAAAATTTTTTCATAATTTTATCTTTAGTTGATTGAATTGTTTTGGAAGTTACATTTCTTGCTACTCTATCAAAATCAAAAAACGTTTTTCTATCTTTCCGCATAAATTTATGAAATTCATCTATATGACCCTTAAAATGTTCTATAAGGTCATAAATAAAAATACTGTTTACGTAAGGTTGGTATTCTAGTACATTTTTTAAAATTCTAAATAATCAACACATTTTTCTTGCTTACATCTTTTTTTCCAAAAACTTATAGTATCACATCGTGTATTACATATTTTTATTAAATCTTTATAAAGGTCACGTAAACGTACATCATTAATTATCTTGGAATTATCTTCCATTATATATTTAAATATTTTAATTTTAAAATCGTTGTAATTTATAACGCGCTATTTTAGGAATCTTTGCATTTTTATATCTACGAGTACGTTTATTTTTCATTTTTCGTGTTTTGCGTTTATGCGTTTTACGCTTTAAACGTTTCTTTGTGCCGCCAAAAAGGTCAGCGTAACCTTTTCGGTCCATCGTTTGTCGGTTCTGTGCAAGTTTATGTAGAAACGATTCTAATTTTATTTTTGCAAGATAGTTCGGGTACTCTGGAGGCGGTGTTTCTTCCGAACGCTTTCTCTCTTCACTAATCTCCTCTCTTATTTTTTTGTATTTTTTTTTTTCTTCTAAACGTTTTTCTTGTTTTTCTTGTTGTTCTATTGTCGCCGCATCAGGCGACTTCGTAACAGGTGTAGGCGTAATCCCTCTTTTATCTAATAATTTAACGAATAATTTCATGTTTGGGTCTTTTATATCATTTTCATTTTCAATAGATTTTCCAACATTCTTTTTTCCCAAATTTTCTTGTCTTTTTTCCTCAAGTTCTGCCAAAATATCAGTTTTTTTATTTGTTTCGCGCGCCATTTCACTATTTTCACTAGATTTTAATATTTCTAGTTCTTTCCCACGTTCTGCAACATACCCTTCATACCTTTTATTTACTTCATTCGCCATTTTACTAGCTTCCCTAGAGGAGTTTAATAATTTTTGTAATTCTGCATCCATACGGTTTGAATGGTTTACGATTTTTTCGGCTAGACCATCACTATCATACTTTTTTGGTTCATCTTCCATATCATCTGCTTCTTCAAAATTATCAATTGGTGTATTTTTTTTCATTTTTTCTAAAAGTTCACGTTTTATACGATTGTCTTCTTCTGCTGCATTTAAGTCTTCCAAATATTTTTTCAAACTATCAATATATTCATCCGCTATTTTATCTATTTTTGATTGGTCTACTTCAGGTAAAACGGTAGGTTTCATATCTATTTCATCTTTTAAACCCGACAAGATACCTTCTAATTCATCTCTTTTTGATTCGTCTACTTCTGTAAGTTTTGTTCTTTTTACAACATCTTCTGAAAATACTTCAAATTTTCTTTTTGTATTTCCTTTCGGCGCTTCCTTTTTTGGTAATTCTAGTTTACCTAAATTCAATATAGGAAACTCATCGTCCTCTTGTTTAGGTAGTATTTTTCCAAATCTTGGTTCGATATTTTCAAATAATATATCTAACCTTACATTTTCATGAAAAGTTGTTTCAGTATTATCTTTACTTGGGTTTTCTAGTAATTTATCTATATTGTTAGCTTTTAATGTTTCCACTGTTTCAACAAATAAATCGCGCATCGTTTCAGATATCAATCCTTCACTCATTTTTTTATGGCTGTCAATTCTTTCGTCAAGGCGCTCATCTTTCAAAGCGATATAGCCAGTTTTAGTATTTTTAAATTGAAAAAATCCACGCAAAATACCCTTCTTCCTATCTTCAATTTTTTCATCCGTTAACCCTCGTATGGTTCTAGAAAGAGTAATAGCGTCCTCCTGTCTCATAAATTTTCCAAACAACTCTATATTAAAGTAAAAATATAACACAAGCATAACTAAATTTTCATATTTTTCATCTTCGGTAAGTGTTGAGTGTGTGGTGCCTTCAGGAAGACCATCTTCTATTTCTTTTAATACTTTATCAAACTCAGCGGCAGAACGACATTTTTCCGCTGCAGGTTTTATGTGCTTGTTGCACTCCTCAATCAATAAGTTATATAAGATATGTATAAGGTTTTTTTTATACGCATTTGTAATATTATCCTTTTTAGACGTCTCTTCTTCATTTACAAAATCATCCGCTACATTATCATTTAAAAATTCAATAAAGTTGTCAATTATAGTCGAAATTTTTTTTTTATATGTTAAAACAAGATTGACCTTCTTTTTCTCATCTTCTTTTTTTTGTTGCATTTTGTGTTCTTGTTTTATTTTTATTAAACTTTGTTGCGTATTGTTCATTTATATATGTGTATATATTTTCTTTTTGTTTTGCGTTTAATTCTACGTTTTGTTTTGCGACCTGCATTCTGATTAACTGTTCGGGTTATTGGGGCCATAACTTGTTTTGTATAACTTTGAATTTTGAGTGGGGGATTTTGTCTTTTTAAACGGTTAATTCGCTCATCTTCAATTTTTTTATTGTATTTAAATTCGGCCACTTTGCGTTGTTTTTCTAACAACTCTTCTGACTCTTCCAATGTGGGTTTTCCAATCAAATTATTTATTTCATAGTAAATGTTGTCGTCTACTTCTTCACTGGTTTTAATGTCAGTTTTAATGTCAGATATATTTAAAATTTTTTCTATAATTTTTATTTTTCTTTCTATAATTTCTTCTGTAGTCTCAATATCCCGCATAATTTCAATGAACAATTCTATATTCAATATAAAAAATAACAAACAACTGGCCCAAAACCACTCTATTATATCAGAGTTATAATATAAATCTATAATTTGTGATAAAAAACTAGACTCAACTATTTTCATTACCGCAAATATTTCGGCTTCTATATCTTTTAATGCGGGACAATAGGAAACGTGATTACTCAAAATTTCATATAATTTATTTTTTATATGAATCAATTCAACACTCTCCGAAATATCTTTAAATTTCTCAAGTTTTTTATACAAATCTTTATATACCTCTTTATATCTCATTCTTTTTTAAAATATTTTTTTAAATCCATTGTTTTTTCTTTTTCATTATTTGTATCCCTTAAATAATCGTCAAACAACAAGGCTTTTACTTCCTTGTTCTTTAATGCTTCTAGTTTTGTCTGAAAGGCTTCCTCATCCAATGAACGCAGCTTTGCCACATCTTTCTTAAATTGTCGGATTTTCAAAATCTTTTTCTGTTCTTTCCAAATATCTTCCAAAACGAGCGAAAACAATTGCTGAACTGGTTTCATGATTTGATTTGTAATATAAAACGAGTAATCAATTTTCAATCGGTTCGCTGCTATAAACGCAGGTGTCTCAATTTTTTCTCCCTGAAGAGCCTTTTTATTCGGATGATGAATATACACAAATGGAATTCTGTCTCCTACGCTCGGTTTATTCCCGGGGTCACGAGATGCAATCCGGTCAGCAAGAACTTTATGTGCTATTTGTTGAGGCATTTTGTAATATGAATTCAACGATTTTGTAATTACTAATTTGTCCACAGGACATTTCTTGTCCACAATATCTTGCAATGATTTTTTCAAAAACTGGATGGCACTTCCTATATTTTGTTCTTTCATCAAAATATCTATAATTCCTCCATACACGTCTTTCACAATTGGCGCATTGTCCCTCCGCTTGAGAACAATGCCCATTTCCTTCCTTTTGCCTTTATTTGGATTATGTTCATACAACATTCCCACATATCTTTTCTTGGACAATAAACAGAATGGCATAAATGTCTTTTCATACTCCAAATCATGCGGCTTCTTTAAAAAGCTGGAAGCCAATGCACCTGCTTCTTGTGCCAATTCTATCGTTAGGGCGAGAGCACGTTTTCCGCGGATGGGTTCATCTTCCAATGTAGACAAATTAAAAGTGAAGAAAACGGAATCAGTGTCTCCGTAAATGTACTCGGCGTTTGTTTTTACTGGACCCTGGCTTGTTTCACATACACGATTTACATAAACACCTTCAATAAGTGTTCTAGCATAAGTCAAAAGAAGGCGACCAGTTGCGGTAGTTGCAGCAGCAATATCTTGTTCATAAAAGGGGCTTGTTTTGGCTCCACATTGCCCGTAAAGTGAATTCGCGGTAATTTTATATGCCAACTGACGTTTATCCAGAACATTTTTCATGAAATCATCTGTTTGTTGTGGTATTAATTTTCGGGTTGATTTTCGCGCAGCCAACAATTCTTCTAGGATAGATGGCATGATAGCACGAGTTCCCGGAAATTGAGCAAAACGACATGTTTTGTAACCCGATTTTACTTTTTCTTCCGCCGACTTGGGAGTTTTACGCACATATGTATACGTATCATATGTGACATCTACATATTTATAGCCAGGCAAATTGTCGTATATGAACACTCCGTCCCGTTTTTCGCCTTGTTCACCAATAAGCGTCCCACCCAAATCATAAATTTTCACCCACACTTTACTATCATGAGACAATTCTTCACTTATCATGGATGATGGATAAAGGGATGCATAATCTACACACGCCACTGGATTGTCCAAGTAAAGGGAACATTTTGGCTCTAAAACAATGGCGCCTTCATATCCATCATCCATATTTCCCTTTTCAATCACCGGCATCAATGTGTTTTTCTCCCTGCATTTCTTGGCAACATAGCTCATCAGTTTAATGCTTTGCCCGCGCATAATGATGAAATTAATAGGAACACTACATATTTTTGCCATTTCAATGAATCCTGTTAAAATATCTACCTTGTTAAAGAGATGGTGCACCAAGTTGCAATCTTGAATACAGTATTTTGCAATAACTGCGCGAGTGGCGCTACTAGATTGCGGGCCATTTGTCATCTTAAAAATATCTTGAGGGGTGACGTCATCTTTTGCCAAACACCAACGCACTTTTTTCGTTAAATCCAATGTCTCTGTCCCTAAAATGTCAATCCATTTTTCCTCTCGGTCCAAGTCCAAAACCTTGAATTTAGCACCATCTTTGTAATACTCTGTAGTGTGACTAATCTCTTCAAAGTGGATAAAACTGCCGACTGCCAACCCCATCATATTGTTCGTGTAGACGCGTGTGACTTCAATGATAGGCGAATCTCGCACATCTTCGTCTTCATATTCAATGTGTTCATATTCAGAAATAAAATCGCCGATAAAATGACCGGCCACATAATCCAATTTGTAAGAGACTAGATTTTCTTCACGGCGAAAGAAATTGTACAAATCTATTTGTATGCGCCCATTCATCTTAATATATCGCAATTCATGTGTTCCACTTGCAATCTTGATGTTTGATTCTTCAATGGTGATTTCTCCGCCTCTCTGTGTGCCACATAATTCGTCATTATTTCGCGACATGTCCAAAAATTCTTCCTCGCAGTCACATTCTTTTGCACGTTGAAACATGAACATGTAATCAAAACCAAAAATATTATATCCAATAATAATATCGGGGTCTTCACGGCGAATCAAATTTTTCCATGCCAGCAAAACATCTCGTTCTTCTCCATAACATTCAATATCCACATTCTTTGGCGTATCACAATCGTTTAAAGCAATACAATGATTTAAATACGGCTCTTCCCCAAATCGCGAAAATGTGCTTCCAATAAAGGTAACTTTATCGCCTTCCAATGCAGGAAACCGATTGGGAATATAATCTTCGCCTGATTTACACTTTCCGTCCATCGTCAAAACAATTGTGTTCACTTTAGCATCTCTATCAAACTCTTTATCCAGTAAAAGGTCTACCACAGTAGAGTTCGCTTTATGGTAAATCCTATCCTTTAACCAAAAGGGTACATTTGCATCTTCATCTGGTTCATTTTTCATTTCTTCGCGATACTTTTCAATAATAGAGATGTTGTTGAGAGCAGTTGTTTTGCGAAAATGATGAATTGGGGTTTTTATCCATGCTTCAATAATCTCCAATAGTTTTTCGCAAGTGGGTCGTTTTTTTGGAAAAACCTCTTCAACATCATTCACAAGCCGTGTTTCATATCTGAAGGCAGTTAAAATAATTTCTTGAAGAACTTGTGGAATTCTTGCTCTCGGAATATCGTTATTTGCAAAAAAGGTGATTATATTCACTGCCAATTTTTTGTACGTTTTATTGGGAAGTGGGAAATCACCGTGCGAAGAACTGGCTTCAATATCAAAACTGCATATTTTATATGGAACAGGTGTATCCTTGTCTGGCAGCGAAATAATTCTTTCGCGTGATATGTAAAATTCGTATGTGCAACTTGTGCGCTTATGAATAGATGGTCTGGCGCCGGGAATTTCTATCCATCCAGATGGGCTGATATTCTGGATATGAAAATAACGTAAAAGTGGCGGGATGTTTGCTTCATACAAGAAGGTGGATGTACCCTGAAACACATATCCATTTGGTAACAATGATTTGACAATAAACCCCCGGTCATCTTTTTTCACCTCTCCTCTCTCGTCCTTTTCTTCCTTTGTATACCACAAATTTTTTACCTTGTTAAATACATTTGTATTTTCAAAAACGAATTTAACAAAAGGGTATGTTTTCCCGCCATCAAATCCGTACAACTTTTTTTGATAGACGAGTTCGCACTCGCATATGGATTTGGCATAATAATTGCCAATTAATTTGACGATTTGTCCTAGGAACTTGGTTTTTGTTTGTTCTGTCCAATTTTCCCCTACTTTTACGTAAAAGAATGGCTTAAAATCTTCAATAAAAATAGAACATGTTTCGCGATTTTCATTAATCCCAAACATTTGAATACAAAACTTCATTTCATCGTGTTTTGAGTCGCTTTCAGTTGAACCTTCGTCGTCACTTTTGTTGTACACGTTGAAATCAAATAGCTTGAACATCCTTTTAAAATAATTAACGATATATTTTTAATTCAATTTTTTCTTTTTCTATATGAGTGATAAAACAGACGATTCTCAAATATCAAGAAATTGAAAAAGAACTTGAAAAAAGAAAAAGAAAAAGGAGACAAGAAACATGGGAAAAACCGGATGATTACGACACCGCAAAAGGAAACGTAAATTAACCCGCAAACGCAAAATACAGACATACGCAAAGACGGTAATTATTTTAGGCGACTACGTCTCAATCTATGTCTTGATTTTCGTCTACCACCTTTCGCGCGTCTTGTCTTTTTTGAAAACTTTAAAAAATGTTTATTATATATAGTATTTGGTTTTGTTTTGTCAGTTTTGTCAGTTTTGTCAATCTTATCCATTTTTTTCTCAGAATCCTTCAAACTACTATTTATCCATTCTTCAAATGAATTTTCATCCCTTTCTCCATTATATTCTTTTTTTCCATCTTTTGAATAATGACGAATTGTAGGAAACCCTTTTACATCTTTTAGGTGAAACTTATCCTTTTCTGTTTTATTGGACAAAATGTCTTTGTCAATTTGTGAAATAATGGCATTATTCCATTTTTTACCTTTTAATTTTTGCCATTTAGGTTTTGTTGCATTACAAGGGCCGCAACCATTCATATAAATCAAAACAAAAACATTAATACCATTTAATAAATGTTTTGTCAATTGTTGTAATGAATTTTCATTTGTCACATCCAAAAAGTTCATAATATATAATTAGAAAATAATTTTATATTATATGAAGATTATCATTGCTATTATTGCAATTGCATGTATTTTGTTTTATATAAAACCCGCCTTCCGAGTTTTAGAAGGTTTTACAGGAGTTACAGGAGTTATGGGCGACACGGTGGAACTTCCAAATTGTCCAAATATGTTGTTAGAAAAAGACGGAAAATATTATTTGTTTAATAAAAATAAGCCAACGACAAATCCAATTGAATTTGATAATTTGGAAGATTATTCTAATTTTGTAAAACGCGAAAACAAACGCGGAAACAAATGCCCCGTTCTTTATTTACAGCAATCATATAACACTCAAGGTGAACGCGAATACAAGATACGCCCATCTCCGAGCGATTTGCAAGGGGGTGCTCCACCTATTGTAAATACAAACAATAAAGATGTAACTAAACAAACATATTTGAATATGTTTAAAGGAACAGGACTCCTTGTAGATGCAGGCGAGAGTGATAAACCGTATAATGAAAACTTATATCCAAGTTTTGACCCTATGAACCAACAAATAGGACAAAAAACGCCTCTTGATTTAATGGATATGATTCAACAAACCAAAGATGCAAGCCCTAATCCAGACGACCCAAATTGGGGAGGAAACGCATATACACAAAGTTTGATTACAAGTGGATATTATGATGATAATTCTATAAAAGTTTATGTAGATTAACCTAAAAAAGTAATCAATGCCTCCACCACATTCTTTGCCAACTTTTTCTTTTCGTACGTAAAAGTTTTGATTCGCTCTACATCTGTTTGAACAATTGTGGCGAGATTGTGAATAGTTTCAAATTCTTTCATAATATGTCCTGCAATGATATTGCTAATGCCTGGGATTTGCATCAACATGATTTCATTGATATTGTTCCTTGTAATATTCGCCTTCTTTTGTTTTTTAACAAATGAAGTATATTGTTTATCTGTTTCTTCTTCTGTTAAATTCGTTGGCGCCACTTCATAAAATCCAGGTTTTTTTTCTTTTTGCAATTTCAACAACATATTGCATAAAAAATATGCGGATTCGTTGATATTTGGAACACGTATCATGGAAAACCCCTTGAAATGTTGCAGAGAAACAAAAGCCGAACATAACATTTGTTTATCACTTCGTCGCGCAAAATCGCCTTCGATTAAATAGTAAATATTATGATTGTGAATTGGACTGCTAGATAACCGATGGCCTTGTTCTGAATACCTTCCGTCCTTTATGCTAGCAGAAAGGTCGTTCATGGTTTTTCGTTCAAAAAGAATACCAAATTCAGGAAATTCAATATCCCCAATTTCTAGATTTTTTGTTTCAAATGTGATACTTTTAAAAGCCGGCAAAGTTTGAAGAAATTTTACAGCGGCAATAAAATCGGTTTCGCGATGGTCAATATTCATTTTTATTATTTAATAAAATATGTTTATATAGTAATGACAAATCCATTTGATGAAGACGAAGTTTCAAGTTTTGATTCAACTGATTTAACTAGATTAACTCCTGCAAATAATGGAACGTACGAGTTAACTGTTGATAGTGATGGAACAATAACATTAACAAAAGTGGATTTTAAGAGGTCATCGTGGAATTGGCCAACTTTTAAAAATATAAAAGAGGCGACGCCCACTGCATCTCCTCAAAATTCACACGATGCAGAAATAAAAAATAAAGGGAATGACATAAAAATGAAAGGTATGATAGCATATGCATTAAAGAATTGGAAAAGTGTATTGAGTGGTAAAGACACTATGATACCATTACCAGATAATAACAGAGATGACCTTATAAGTAAGTTGGATAGTTTAAAAGCTAATTTGACAAAATATTTAGAATTCTTTAAAGAATCAATAAAAAAAAATAAATGTTTAACTGGTTTTGGAATGTTTACTCCTAATATTACATGTTCAAATTTTAAAGATAAAAATGGGAATGATATTAATTTGACTGTTTTGGGAAAGAGTGACATTAAACAAACTATTACAAATATATTGTTGTCGTCTACTTATGATAAAATTACTCCCGACTTATATATAAGGTTGACCTCCAGCCAACAATTATTATTATTATATTATTTAACGATATTCGTTTCCACAAAAACTGGAGGAAGAACGAAAAGAAAAAAAAATAAAAAGAGAATATATGTATAAAGTGGAAATTTCTGGTAATAAAATATTGTTTAAACCCGTTGGGTTGAATTCAAGCGATGAAAAAGAAATTACCAGCCCCGCTCCAATTGGTTCTATTAATGGAGATATTGAACTTGGATATATACATAGGCCTATAAACGGAGGAAAAACCCGCAGGAAAAAACGCAAGAATTAACGCATTTTACGTTTGACCCGTTTTTGAGTTTTCCGAGTTCTACCGCCATATTTTTTTAAACCTCGCAGGGTGGGTCTAAACCAACGATTCATTCGCGAAAGTTTAAAGTTATTTATTGTTGCATCTGTAAAAGTTGTATATCCGGCCTCTTCAATAATTTTGTTATTATTTTCTCTTTCAACCTCTGTATAATTTGTTCTGTCATAAAACAATGATGGTTTTTCTGACCCCGAGTTATGAATAAGAAATCTATAACTTGGCGCCCTATCTAACATGTATAAACCATTACTATAAGAAATATCCCATGCGCCACTGCTGTATTTTTTGCCTTCAGTTTTTTCACGACTTGTACCCGATTCAATTGTTCCTTTACAAGAATAATCATCTGTATATGGGCATCTGGCGCGGTCTTTGTGTTGATAAATCATGAGAGCAACCCAATTATTGTCACCTGTCAAAACAATATATGGTTGTATTTTTTCCATACATAAATTCAGTACACAACTACTTAATGTTTCGGGGACATACAAGCTCAATTTTTGAGATTGTTTGGATAATAATTCTTTAATACTATTCTTGATATTTGTAGAATAAAACAACGAGTTTTTTTCTTTACTTCCTGTGATTACTAAATTTGAAAACCCTTCAATTCCTATGGTAGGCGCAAGTTTTACTAAAGCTTGATATGTCATGCTATTTTCCCTGTAAATACCCCCATCAATTGACAAAAAACATTTAGGGAATCCATTGTCTATTTTTGATAATAATCCAATAACGTTTTTTGCATTATAAGTTTTCCCAGAAGCACTTGGTCCAAAACCCATAATTAATCTTGGCGAGGTAGTTACCTTAAACCCTCTTTTTACCTGGTCAACCTTTAAATCTTTTGAATATTTTGTAACAGTGAGGAGCTTATTTGATTCTTCACTTCCTTTGCCTATTGGTTGAACAAATACTATTTTAAAACTTTGTAAATCGCGTAGATTATCAAAAACAAAAACAATTTTTGAATTATCAATTGTTATAAAAGATTTTGTTATAATTTTTAACAAATAAAATAATGTTTTTTGTTCATATTGGAAACTTTCTTTAAAAAGTCTTTCGCAATTATTATCACATTCAACCCATGTATCCATTGAAACATCTACGCCCAAAGTATTTTTAATATCTTCGTGGTTTTTATTATTACTTGCAAGTATATCTTCTTTTGTTAATTCTGTTATGTTTTTCGTTCTTCTTTCTATTTCTAAATATTCGTCCTTTAAAATCTCAATTCCAAGTGTTGTAAATGCTATAGACAGCACGACGCCCCCAATATCAACATCTATATATTCTATAGATTCTGATGGAATACTAGTGCGAACCATGATATTTGAAGAATCAGGGTCTTCGGAAACAGTTAAATCAGGACTATCGGAATTTATGGATTTGGAAACAGTTAAATCAGGACTATCGGAATTTGTGGCTAAATCGGGGATATCAGAAGTTGCGGCATTTACCGGGTCGGTAATCGTTGAGTTTAAATCCCCCAAAGTTGTACGGTTTATTGGTGGTGTTATTGGTGGTGCACGTAAGCCTTGAAAACTCATATATTATGGAAATACATGAATTTTTACATCATACCTCTCCAAACGGCGCGCGCCGCTTGCTGGGAAGGATTTGAAAAGTTTCCTACGCAAACAAGACCAAATTGTGTGTTGGTGGCATTATTTGCTGGAAGGGTTGTCATACCATTAAACCATCCTACACTAGGTGCAAGTCCACCCTTTTTGTTGCCCCCGCATGTAGGTCTGTTTACTATTTTTGCTACGCTTCTAGCGGCTTTACCGGCAGTATAAAGAACCATTATAAAGTACCAAAATATTTTATTTTTATAAAATTATTAATTTAAATGAATTAAACACAAATTTATAAAATAATAATAATGGAAGAATATAATCCCTATAACCCTTTAAATTCTGAGATTACATTGAATGATGTTCAATCTATTCTCAAAAAATACGGCATTCCTCCTACAATACAACATTTTACTCTGTATAAACGAGCTTTTATACATAAATCTTATACTAAATCTTCAGTGGATTCAAAATTTTTACTAAGCAATAATGGATGTATACCATTAAGCAGTAAATCAAATGAAAGACTTGAATTTTTAGGCGACGGCGTTCTTGAATTAGTAACAAAATATTATTTATATAGACGTTTTCCGAATGAAAATGAGGGTTTTATGACTGAAAAAAAAATTGCCATTGTAAAAAATGAAACTATTGGGAATATAGCATACGAAATGGGTCTACACAAATGGTTTATTATTTCTCAGTATGCAGAAGAGAAAAAGATGAGAACTAATTTAAAAAAACTTGGTTGCCTTTTTGAAGCTTTTATCGGGGCCCTTTTCCTAGACTTTAACAAAATTAAAGTAATTGATGAAACTGGATGGTATAATGATTTATTTGTTACTGGGCCGGGGTTTCAAATGGCGCAAAAATTTATTGAGAATATTTTTGAAAAACATATTGATTGGACAGCACTTATTATCAATGATGACAATTATAAGAATATTTTACAAGTAAAACTGCAAAAGGAATTTAAGGTAACACCCCATTATATGGAATTAATGTACGATGATTTTGGTTATGAAATGGGAGTATTTTTGTGTATAGGAGATACAATTCATTCTCAGAAAATAGAAGATGCCAAAGAAATTTCTGAATTTCCAAAAATCACGGATATTCACAATTATTTGCAGATACATAAAAAAGTATTTATTTGTTTAGGAAAAGGTCAGCATAAAATAAAACGCAAGGCTGAACAAATAGCATGTCAATCTATTTTAGAAAATGGTTTGTTGTTATAACTTTTTGTATAAATAGACTATATGAAGTCTCTATTAAATAAATTAAAAAATAAACCGGTTCCTGAAAAAAAACAGGAAGTGACAGTTATTGTTGGTGAGAGAGGGAATGAGGCTGAATCTGCAAAACCAGTAATTATTGATAAACGAGGGGAGGAATTTGATAGAGATTCATTCATAACAAAACTAAAAGAAAATATGTCTATGAAAATTCAAAATAGATTGGAAGAAGAGAAAAAACAAATAGAGGAAGAGGGGATTATACTGCCTATGCCGGAAGTAGAAACCGATTATGTAAAACCACAGAAGGTTCAGAAAAAAATTAAAATTGTTGACGAGTCAGAAGTAAAAGAGGTCGCGACAACAAAAGATGCTAAAGTGAAGAAATTTGAAACTCCTGTTGTCCACGTGGGCGATTTTATTGACCAGAGAAGATTTAAAAAGGTAAAAAATGTGGATATACGTGTTTCCAGTTATTACATGAATAATCGCGAATCTTTTATTGGATTTATTACCAAAATATTTTCACCTTACCGTAAAATGATTGAAGAAGCAGAAGGAGATATTTCGTGTAATTCAAAAAATACCAATAAGGAGTTGATGATTCATCAGCGCATTGTTCGCGATTATATAAATCTATATACGCCTTATCGCGGACTTTTACTATATCATGGATTAGGTTCGGGCAAAACATGTAGTTCTATTGGTATTGCAGAAGGTATGAAAAATAACAAACGAATTATTATTATGACCCCTGCTTCATTAAAAGCCAATTATATTTCACAATTAAAAGAATGCGGTGATTACATGTATAAATTAAATCAACATTGGGAATGGTTTGTGGCAGATATTCCTGAAAAAATAGAAGAACTCAGTCGCATCCTTTCTTTTTCAAAGGAAGATATACGCAGAAAAGGCGGAGCTTGGTTGGTAAATGTAACAAAACAACCGAACTACTCTTCTTTAAATTCCCAGCAACAAGAATCATTGAATAAACAAATTGATAAGATGATTGCCAATAAATACACTATTATTGGTTACAATGGATTACGTATAGAAAAATTACGCGAAATGACTGACAATTTTAAAATTAATTTGTTTGATGATGCAGTTGTAGTGATTGACGAGGCGCATAATCTGATAAGTCGTATTGTAAATAAATTAAACAAAAACTCGGAAGCGGAAACAGTGTCTCTTATTCTATATAAATACTTGCTATCTTGTCAAAATTCAAAAATTGTGCTATTAACTGGTACACCGATGGTAAACTACCCAAATGAAATCGGAATATTGTTTAATATCTTAAGAGGGTATATAAAAACATGGCAACTAAGTCTAGATTCTTCCTCTAGAATATCACAAGAAATATTACATAAAATTTTAGAAGTCAATAAACAAATGGATTATTTTGAATTCTCATCTTCTACCAAGACATTGACGATTACGCGCAACCCAATGGGTTATGACAATGTGTTTGATGGGGATGGGTATGCTGGCGTTAAAGAATCTAGAAATATAGTGTCCGATGAAATATTTATAGGAAAAATAACTCAGCTATTGAAGCGAGCCGACATAGAAATAAAAAATGTGAAAACGGAATTGTTCAAATGTCTTCCGGATAAATTGGAAGAATTTCAAACCATGTTTATTCAAAACGGGGAATTGAAAAATGAAAACTTATTAAAGCGGCGCATTATAGGACTAACATCATATTTTAGAAGTGCCCAAGAAGAATTGATGCCAAGATATTCAAAACGAGAAGATTTTCATATTATTAATGTTCCAATGAGTGATTACCAATTTGAAGTTTACGAAAAAGCGAGAATACAAGAAAGAAAAATGGAAAAAAATGCCCGGAAAGGAAACAGCGAAACATCTACATACCGTATTTTTTCACGTTTGTTTTGCAATTTTGTTATGCCCAATGAAATAGGTCGCCCTCTTCCAAATGAAGAAGATGTTTTAGAAACTCTTGATAACGGGGATGAAAAGGAACAAGAGGAAGATATGGAGGAACAAGAGGAACAAGAGGAACAAGAGGAAGATATGGAGGAAGTTTTTGAAGGGGTAGAAGAGCATAAATCAGGTGGAATGTATGAATCTGAAGATGGTGTTATTTTTGATGAAGGTGGTAGCAAAGCGGAAGCAAAACGTTTGAAAGAAGAAGAAAAAGTTAGAAAGGCCGAGGAAAAAGCGGAAGCAAAACGAATAAAAGATGAAGCAAAGGCAGAGGAAAAGGCCAAGAAACAAAAGGCCAAGGAAGATGAAAAGGTTAGAAAAGCAGAGGAAAAAGCGGAAGCAAAACGAATAAAAGACGAAGAAAAGGCACAGGAAAAGGCCAAGAAACAAAGAGAAAAAGAAGAAAAAATGAACAAACTTAGAGCTGAAGTTAAAGCGGTCAAAGCAGAAACGAAAGAACCAATTGGGTTAAAATCCATGTTTTCAAAAATTGAAAAAAATGATGATGACGAAGATGTGAGCATTGATGATAATTTTAAAAAAATAGGAGATTTGACGTATGAAACACGAATACGCGAAGCATTAAGAAAGTTAATAGCCAATCCCGAATTTTTAACGGAAGGATTAAAAATTTACAGCCCCAAATATTTGCAGGTACTAGAACGTATTCAAGATGCCTCTAATGTAGGATTGCATCTGGTTTATAGCCAATTTCGTACATTGGAAGGAATAGGTATTTTTGCTGAAGTATTAAAAGCAAATGGATTTGCTGAATTTAAATTAAAAAATACAGGTGGATGGGATATTGACATTAAAGAAGAAGATGCCGGCAAACCAACTTTTGCGCTTTACACCGGAACAGAAGGTGATGATGAAAAAGAATTGATTCGTAAAATATTTAATGGCGAATGGAATGACAATGGATTTCCACCAAGAATTGCTGAAAAATTAAATGCAATGTCCAGTGATAATAATATGGGAGAAATTATTAAAGTATTCATGATTACTGCTTCTGGGTCTGAAGGTATCAATCTCCGGAACACCCGATTTGTTCATATTATGGAACCATATTGGCATCCTGCGCGAACTGAACAAGTGATAGGGCGCGCTAGACGTATTTGTAGTCATCAAACATTGCCAAAGGAATTGCAAACAGTAGAAGTGTTTATTTATTTAATGATTTTCACTGAAGCGCAGAAAAAATCATCCAAAGAATTGCGAAAAATGGATTTGAGTAAACGCGGGAATCCCCGCGAACCATTGTCCAGTGATTATGCTTTATATGAAATAAATTTGATTAAAACAGAGTTGGCCGACCAGATTACCATGGCCATTAAAGAATCGTCGGTTGATTGCGCTATCCATCCAAAAAGTGAAAATATTACATGCATGAATTTTGGTTCTAATCCTTCCAACGATTTTATTAGCAAACCATCTATTTTAAAAGAATCAACCGATAAAGTGAGTAAATTAAACATAAAACCAAAAGCATGGAGAGCGCGTAAAATTTCCATAAATGGTGAAAGTTATGCGCTTAACGAAGATACACAAATCATTTATGATTATGATGCATATAAGCGTGACGAGTTAAAACGTCTGGGTGAACGAGTCAGGGTTGGGGATCGTTATGAGATTCGCTGGGATTAAGTTTTTGAATCATGGTTGTCAGTGCAATAAACATTTTTTTAATATCTGACAATTCTTGTTTGACCATTGCCAATTCTAATAACACCACGTCTACTTTTTGGTTTACTCCTGGTTCTGGTTCAACAATGGTTTCGCGAAATGTAACTCGCTTTTTTTCGTACGGCGTCTCCTCTTCTGACTCAATGATAGGCTCTACAGGCTTAGGTTCGGGTTGTTGCGCTAAAATAGTGTCCAATTCCTCACGTTCCTTTAACTTATTTTGCAATACCTTGTCCATGTCACTTGCCTCTAAAACGTCAACCTTTTCAGTGAATTGAATATCTGCCGGTCGCTTTAAGGTAATTGTTTCTTCCAAGTCCAACTGATGTTTTTTCAATTCATTGTCAAAATCAATTTCTTCCGGCAATCTGATGTAATAGAGTAAAAATGCCTTGTTGTTGTCTACTAATGATTTTTTAATGTCATAGATATGATTTTTCACTTGTCTGGTTAAGAAGGTTTTATTTTTAAGATGAGGTGGTAAATTCGTGGCATTGATTGTTTCGTATAAAACACCGATATTTTCGGAAGAATACATTTATTTTCTTTTACGAATCGTTTTTAAATGGGTTTTGCGTTTTGTTTTGCGTCTTTTAAATCCGCCTAAATTTCGTGCCATAAGTGCTTGAAGCCTAAATTGTCTAAATTGTATTTGTCCTTGTATTTCCAATAATCTTCTTTCTACTGCATTATATTGTTCTATTCTTTTTTTCATCTTTTCTGGGTCTTGTACTATTCTTGACATTACTTCAGTTATTTCATTCACTTTTTCCTTTTTTATTTTTTCATCAGAAAGGTTTCTCGCATCAACTACTTCTTGCATTAACGTTTGAAAATGGTGGTTTACATTGTTAACTGTTTGGTGTAATAAATAATTTTTAAAATCAACGTTAGTAAAAAAAATAATATTTGTAAGTGGGATAGCTCTATATGAATCGGTTGTTATATCTGTTATATCACTCCCGATTCCCGATACCCATGAAAATAAAAATGGTTTACGTAATATATTATTTTCACCTCTTTTATCTATAGAAGAACCACTGCTGCATATATCAATTAAAATTTTTTTATAATCTGGGTTGGCCCACGTGATTAAATATGGAATTTTTTTAGCAAACCCAAAATCAATCAACAGTGGTTTTATATTTGATAATGTCGGGTCGTGTGTTAAAAAATATGGATATTCTTTTATATGCGATGTTTTAAAAAATATATTGCTGAAATGAAAATCACCTTGCGTGTATCCAGTTTCTTTTGCTAACCGGATAAGTAAAAAGGCAGCGGATAACATTAAAAATGTTTTTCCAAGTTCATTTGTTTCAATATCATCTATATGGACATAATTCTCTGCAAATTCCATTGCAATGAGTCCAACTTTTTGATGAGGCAAAGATGGTATTTTTAAAATTTCAGGAATATCACTCATAAGAAATATTCCAGAATGTAATATTGCCGGGCAGATTGGTTCTAAACCAGATAAAGTCTTATTATAGATTTCAGTTTGTGTATCAATTTCATGCCAAAAATCACTAGGTGTAGTTGTAAACATATTTTTTCTGCCAACTTGTATATTCTTTTTAGTATAATCTATAAAGACGAGTTTGAATAAAATGCTTTCTATTTTTTCTCCATATGTATCCGCATCAGTGCTAATATACGG